TGCCATGAACCACCAATAAATTGAATCATATAGTCACCCTCTGATTTTGTTGACGCAATATCAAAATCTGCGGTAACCTTAGTTCCCTTTGCAATTGGCTTAGATAGTGAATACATGCGTTTAATCTGGTTTTCAGAACTATCACCAGTCATCGTGAACGCTGTATCGGTTCCTAGTGCTAAGTTAAGATTACTTGTCGTTACTACAGCTTCAGGTTTTGTAACTGTAACGGCAACGCTAGAAGTTAATGAACCACTTGTTGCGGTTACGGTAGCTGTACCAGCAGACACGGCTGTAATTGTACCATCGGCACTTACAGTTGCAACTGCTTCATTAGATGATTTCCAAGTAACACCTGCAATCACAGCAGCGCTGTTATCGGCATTTGTTGGAACAGTGGTGATTGTGATCTTACGAGTATCGCCTACTTTAATGCTGGCTGTGTTTTGAGATGTCTTAATCCCAGTCGCATTATTCGGCGCTACGCTTTTGGGGTTGCAGTACCAGTACCAGTGCCAGCAGTGGCAGCATCAGAAAATTCGCCAGTCTTTTCGCCTGGACGTTCGTAGTCGTATAGTGCCTGTAATGATTGAACTTCGGCGTCAGTTAGTGGGAACGTACCGTCAACCAACTTGCCTAAAATATTAATCGTCCAATCGATTTCAGAGAATGAATCTTCATCTGAAATGTCAGCACTGTCAACGATACCATAACCGAACATTGCCGGATATGCCTTGTGGTCGTCTTCAGTAACAGCCAATCGCTTATCAACGATAACACGCCATACTTTGATTTGTTTGCCATCATGCTTGGCTTTGATAATAGCGTCTGTGGCTTCGTCACCTGGAACCATGTAAGACGTTACTTCGATTGAATCTTCGTTAGTTGATGGCGCGACAATCCGCCCCATCTTAGTTTGTTCATCAAGTGAATCACCTTCAATTGATGTATCACCAGATTCTTGATGAGCTGGTAAAATACCAGGCGCACCGATTGGTGCATCTACTGATTGTAGAAAATACCAAACATCTTTACCACGATAAGGTGTATCTTTAACGAATTTCACACCATTGTTAGTTGATGCCATGTTTTATCCTCCTTAAATTGTGAACGTGACTAAAAACATTGCTCGTCTTATATCACGCCCTGTACTTGTGTCAACCATTGTTTGAGTAGTTAGGCTATCCCAACGAATCGTCTTGCTAATCAAATTTTTGACTTTATTAACCAACATTTCAAATTCAACAACAGAAATTGTATTCTCACAATATAGATCAATTTGTTGGCTAACTTGATTAAGCGTATCGATCTTAGTTGATCTGTCGGAATCGGTGTGAATATTAACATGCAATAATGGCAGGGCATCATTGGCACTTGGCTGCGTAAATTTAACTTTTAGTCCACCAGCCGTGCATGTGTCTCTTAGGGATAAATACCATTCTGATAATGTCATGAAAACTTCACCGCCCTTGCTAATTCGCGTTTGATTTCAGAAGCGAAATACGGATTTGCTTCAGCAACGCCAACTCGTATAAATGGTTTGGCACTCATTTTGTAAGTACCGTATTCATTATAGCTTGAATACTCAGCCCGTGCAACGTATCGGCCAGTAACTGTTGAACCTTGAACTTTAATATAATCAATATCAATGTTGTTGCGCATATAACCAGTATCGACCCGTGCATTGCGTTTAGATACTTCTTGGGCTTTTGATAACGTTGACTTCATGGCAGACCTAGTAGCACCAATTGCAACTTTAGGAGCAGCATTAAATTCATTCATCAAATTATCAAGCCCTGTCCATTTAATGTTAAAATCATTTGCCACAAATCATCACCGTCACTTTACGCTGGCGATATGAAGTAACAATCGACTGTTCAACTCCATCAATCAATACACGGTTAGGCGTATCAACATTGTTTTTTAAATGCACTTCATATGCCGTTGCTTTTAATAACCCATAAGTCGCTAGTTCCTGAACATCAGTAATCGGGATAATTGTAGCTGGAACATCGTCAACAATCCTCTTGCTAACTTCACCAGTTAATTCATCAACCGGCCCTGTTAAATAAACCAACGTTACTCGATTGTTATATCTCATTATACGAACCTCATTCCAGCACTGCGACGCTTATATGACTTGCGGTATACATCTAGCACGTCAGAATATTCAGATAACGCAGCAGGTGTGTCCCATTTGTTAGATACGTTTCCTTCACTTGAAGATTCCTTACCCTCATCACCAATCTTGTTATAAATCCGAATAGTAACATCTTTAATCACAAAATCTAGCCCGTTAGGTAATTCAGACTGAACTAACCCATCTTGATTGACATATGCTAATATACGTGCTTGAACATCGGAAATAATATCAGTAAGCAGATCATCTTGTTTTGTATCTTCAATACCAATTCTTAATTTAATCGAATCTAGTAATGCCATTTTAATCACTTCCATTCCATATATAAATAAAAAAGCGCAACCGCAATTGGCTACGCTAATTATATCATGTTTAAGCTTCGGTAGCTGTACCAGCGACAACTTTCTGCTCTATCTCACCGCTTACTTATTTTGAAGATTCTGAAATAGTAAAGTTGGAAATAGTTACTGCTGAAGTTGACTTATCTAATCGTAGCTGAATCCCATCTGAATAGTTATCATCTGCCGTAATGGTATATGAGAGATGCTGAGTACCAACCGTCAATGGTGCGCTGGAGATAGTCTGCCATGAACCACCAATAAATTGAATCATATAGTCACCCTCTGATTTTGTTGACGCAATATCAAAATCTGCGGTAACCTTAGTTCCCTTTGCAATTGGC